ATTACTCGAAGCCGTGGCCGTGGTAGCTGTCTGTATGCTAGCAAGTTCGGTTATGGCGGCAGCCGTATTAGCGTTACCTTGAACTAATAAAGCTTCTATTTCGTTCTGCGGGTCGATTTCAGTGCCTTGCACCGTATAAGGCGCGCCGGCCGCTGTTTGAGGCTGCGAAGACAGTATAGCGCCGTCGTCGTCATAAATATTAACACGGTAAAAAGTAACAACTAACGAACCGTCGCCGTTTATGTCGTCGCCGCGTTTTATTACTTGTATGCTGCTTTCGTCTATTGGACCTAAATCACCGGTAGGCGTTACAACATTACCGCCGGGCTGATCGTAATAAATGTAAGTTTTTACGCCTTGCGAGTCTGTCTCGACTTCCTGCCAGTAAACGTTACCGGCGGCGTCCTGCACCCACGCACCCTGAAAAGTGTTATTAAAACCACCACCGCCACCACCCGAAGGAGTAGCGGGCGCTATCATCAAAGCGTTTAGACTTGTCATTAGGCTAGGTTATCCGCAGTTACTACGACTTTAATAGCGTCGTCTTTGTTTGTTGTGTTAGCACGCACGTAAACACCATGACTTTGCGAATAGCTAAAAGTACGGCAGTCGGTGTCAGCTATTGTATGAAAAGCATCATCGTTTATATTCTGTAGAGAAGTAGCCGTAGTAACATTAACACGGCCACAGACGCGCGGCACTTCTATAAGACAACCACCAGTAGCGACTAAAACCCAAGCCGATTTACCAGCCGTGTAATTTTTAGTAGCCATAAAAAAGCCCTTGTTAGTTAAAAAAAAAGGCGGCGTTAGCGGCCGCCTTTATACTAGATCACCTTAAGTTAAGGCGCTGGTGTTACGTTGATTTTAGCAGTCGCGTTAATTCTTGACGCGATAGGAATACCCGCAGATTGTGAAAGTACGCACATTGCGCTAGGGTCATCCTGTTCCCACATTTTCGTAAAAATGTCGGTAGGCGTGAAGTTATTAACGTCTTGAATAGCACCGTATGCGCGATAACCACCTAGACCGCGATCACCGTTAGCAACAACGATTACAGTATAAGGGTCTAAAAAGGTGGTTAAATCGTTGCTGTCTTCTTCTTCGTAAACATCGTTATAAACCCATAAACGCAAGCTACCTAACATACCCTTATAGAACGAACGGCCGTTAACTTCCGGCGCTAAGTTAAGATCGTCTAAACCGCCGTGACGCTGGTCTAAAAGCGCTATAACGCCGTCGTTTTTGCGAAAAAGTTCCCAAGCATCACCGGTCATTATTACATCGGTGGCCGGCGCGCCGACTGCATTAAGTATATCGGTCGATGCTGACTCTATAGTACCTATGGCGTCGGTTGTAGGGTCTTCCCATGTACTATCAGTAGTGGATAACGCAACATCGCGACCGTAGTCGATTTCTACGGCGGGCATATCTTCGCTGTCTGCTACGAATTTACCATCTTGCAAAACCTTGGCGGCCATCCACTCCATGCGCGAATCAATTTGTACGGCATGGTCTGCTAAAACTTCGCTTAGTGCGATGTCAAAGCGTTGCTGTGCTGACAAAGCGCCGCCGATAGCTTCACCGGGCGCACGGCGTTGGCCTTTACACGGTTTAACGTTGTCTTTAGCCTTAAGATAAGGCGGTTTAATGCTTTTAGTCTCAAAGCCCTGTTGACGGTTCGGCTTACCTTGCGTACAAGGTGAAACAAACGGCGCTAGCTTGCGTTTCGATTTCTTAACATCGAAGGTGATAAACTCGTCGTCGAATTCTACAATGTCAGCAAAAAAAGCAAGCGTTAAAAACTGCAGATTAGGCTGAGCAATTCGGACCATTGGGCGTAGTTCATGCGTGCTATAAATATCAGTCATTTTTATTCACCTTAACCGAATTTTCTTAATTTAATGTTCTGTTTACTTAGTGCGATTTTAACCGCGTCTAAGTCAGTAAAACCCGTTACTACGTCTTCGTTGTATTCGCCAGACTTATAGACGGCCATGCTATCAGGGTCGGCTAATGTTATGCTAAAAGGCATAATTGCAAAAGCGTTGGCGTCTGTTAGGCCCGCGTCAGTAGCTAGGTTAGTTAAAGTCGAACCTACACCAGTTGTAAAAAGAACCTCACCGCGCGCATAGGTGCCTGCCTGTAAAGTGAAAGGCTGAGTAGATAAACAACACCCGCAGCCTAGTAAATCGTCTTCTGGGCATGTTGCGGATTCTACGCCCGGTAAACAACAATTATCATTTAATGACATTTCGAAACCCTCTCAAGGTGTTATTTAATTTTTTTGCCAATATTAGCGGCGAAGTTCGCCACCTTGTCGACTTCTTCGTTTTCGACTTCGGCTGTATCGGTTAAACCTTCGGCAGTGTCGGTCAAGGCTTCGACAGTTAAACCTTTAGCGTTTGCAATCGGCGCGACTTTTAAAGCGTTGTCGATCTGTTCGGCTGTCATATCCGAAGCAAGTAAAGTCTGCGCTAATTCTTCGCGACCTTTAACGCTATCTAGTGCCATAACTTCTAGGTAACGGGCGTTAGCGTCTTTAAAACCTTGGCTTCGCGCTTCGGCTAAATCCGATTCGCTTAATTGTTTTTCGTCTGGCATGTTTTCGACCTCGTTAATAGGCTCGTTAATTTCATGTTCAAGGCTAACATTATCAAATGATGTTACTTTTTGCAACGTGTTTGTTACTTTTTGTGGCACTTTGTCAAAAATATCTAAATTAACCGCCGCCGCCATTGCCGGGGCTTCGCTTTCTGCGGTAGCAAAACCAATTTCTAAAGCCTCGTCTAACATAAACCACTTATCGCCGCTATTAATTAGCGATGCGGCGTTTTCTTCGCTTATTCCGCCAGCAATGTAAGCTTGCGTTAAGACCTCGTTAAAGTGGTTAAGTAGCTGCGCGTGCGCTTCAAGCTCGTCACTGTTGCCGTAAAAAGCAGCCATAGGCTTATGCGTCATAAAAGACGAAAAAGCCGTAGCGTTTCTAATATCGCCGGCCATATAGATAACGCTAGCTATCGAAGCCGCGACACTATCGTTAACAGTGGTTACGGTACCGCTGTAATCGCGTAGCATACTATAAATGGCTAACCCTTCGCTTACCGAACCGCCGTTACTGGCTATTCTTACGGTAATGGGTTGACCGTTAAGCGACGAAAGCGCGTTAGCAAAGTCTTGCGCCTCGATTCCGTAAAATCCAATTTCATCATAGACATAGAGAACCGCATCACCGGCGGCGTTTTCTAAAAGTTTTAAGCTTTTGTTCTCAATAAGCGCTTTTTGCTTTGGCGCGCCCTTGAATAAGTTAGTCAATTTGCTCATCTATAACGACCTCGTTAATAGTGTCTGTTTGAGTTAAGCCAAGTTCGGCGATTCGCGCTTTTTCGTAGGCTTGTTCTTCTAGCATTTCGTCGAAGTCTTTACCTAAGTCGGCGGCCTCGTCTTCGTGGGTTGTTCTCAGTATTGCTAAATTCTTTTCGGCGGCCTGCGCTTGCTTAAGTGGGTCTATTTCACCTTTGCCCGGCGCTATCCAATTACAGGCGGTCCACGCGTGCGGCATTTCGTTAAAACGCGGCACGTTACCCATAGGGTAACCGCTAACTAAGTCTAAATCCTCCTCAAGCCATAGCGCGTAAATTTCTGTCGCTAGCTTGCTAGGGAATTGTTCGCGAACACTGCTGAAACGTTTCCACGCTTCGATCATAGCAGTTCGCGCACTCGCGTAACTTGTTCGGCTGTAATCCTTGCTTACTTGTTCGTAACTTGCACCACTACCGGCGGCGGTTTCGCGTATATTGGCGTCTGTAAATTGAGCGTAAGCGGTGTTCGGGCTGTCGCTTTTAATGATGTCTAACTTTTCATTAGTCGCAAGGTGGGCTATTTTAGAACCGTTAATAGCCAGACCGCCGCTAGTGCTTTTAAACTCTGCTAGGTGACCCATGTAAGTTTCGTAAGCGCTGCACTCGCCGTCGTCGTCGTCAAGTTCGGCACCCAAAGCGTTAAAAGCGTCTACGCTCGGTAAATCTGAGCTAATCACGGCGGCAAACATCGCTTGCGCTATAGCTCTTTCGCTTTCGGTAACCTTGTAGTTATCTAATAACTTGAATTGCTGAATTATAGGCGCAAAGATACCGCGCCCGCGCTTTTGGCCGGGTCTTTCTTTGTCGAAAAGGTGTATAACTTGCTTACGCCCAAAAGTATTAACTCGGCTAATATACTGCCAAGTTTTAACGCCGGTTTCGCTTGGGTGACTGTCGCATATATAATAACCAATTGGCCGCCCTTTGCTGTCGTGCTTTATCCCTGCTACAACCGTCGAGTCGTTACGCTTATCGTCTGGCGTGCTTAGCCGTTCTGGCTCTATTAACTGCAGCTTTAAGCGATACGGACCACTACCGGCCACGTAACGAACTACCCCAAGTAACTCACCGTCTACGATGCCATTATAAAGCCCTTGTTTAAGCAATTCTACAAACGTCGACTGTCTGTAGTAGTCCGGGTAATAATAGTTACTATTCGCCCAAGTATTAAAACGCGCCTTAATACCTGTTCTAACTTCCTTTGACCAGTCGAACGATTGACCAAGTAAAGTATAATTAGGCTTAGGCGAAATTTTATAAAAGTGGCCTACTACGTTATCTAAAAAACTATATACAATACTTTGCGCGTAACCGTTGTTACGAACTAGGTCGCGGGTGCGCGCTGTCATTTTGTTGCGGTAGGGTAAAAGGTCTTTATCTACCGACTGTAAGCGCGGGTTCCAGTGCGACATGGTTTTTTCGTGACCGTCGCCGCCTCGAAAATACGCTTTAGGGTCAGACTTGCTTATTTTGGCCCTTTTGTTTTTATAAGTTATTAAAGGTTTTTTATTAGCAGCCACAACGACGACCGACCCCCAAGCGTAAAGGCTTTAAACGGCCGTTTTTCTTACAGCCGCACTTTGTTTCTAGTCGCATTATTTCTTGTTTAAGTTCGGCTAAAATAACGGGCGTTGCTGCTTGGTAAGTTATTGTACGATCTTTATAACGTACAGACGTCTTACGGTCACCGGCTAAAAAAGCATAATAAGCCGCTTTTAAGTTCGGTAACAGTGTATTGCACTCGTTAGGGTCGCAAGCCATTTTTTTAACCTGTAATTAATATTCGCATTATGCCACTAATTTAAAGACTTGCCAAGCTCAGCCATCGAAACCCGTTTCTTTTTCTTTTTCGGCTTCGCTTCGGTGTCTTCGGTTATTAAGTCGACGTAAGGATTATCGGAATAATGGCGGCAAAACGCAGGCGGGCTATCCCAGTCGATAAGCTCGCATTTTAAAATCAAATAACCCGCGCGACAGTAGTAAATTAAGTCAAAAGCCTCGTTATTTTGCTTGCCTTGCTTTTTCCACCCGCTAGGCGTTCTAGTTTCTGCGGTCAGCTCGTTATAGAACCAAGTCGGCAACCACTGAGGAAAGTGCACGAAGCCGCTACCCGGTTCGGGTCGATCTAGGTCATTTTTAACCATGTCTTTAATCATGTTCGAATTAAGCATGTAAACGGGTATTTCGCCGCGTGCGGTCGCCTTGCGGTCCTTTCGTTGGCTGTCTGGGTAACTTTTCTTTATGCGCGGCGCGTCTGAGCGACTACCGCCTTTTATCAAGTAAAAGTTTTTTGATTTTCTTTTTTTCTTTAATTGCCTATAGAAACCGTAGGCTTTTTCGGTTACGGTTTCGCCTTTATCAGCATCAACAGCACGCCCGCCACTGTCGCACAGTGTTAACCTGCAGCGCATTGTATAATTATTGTTTTCGGCCACCGGGTAAGCTTTACCGATAGCCATATTTTCTAAAATCTGCCAGTCTTCGGCGTAGACTGCCGGATTAATGGCTAGCTTTTCGCCGTCTTCGCCTTTTCGGTCACTTTCGCGGATGCTAAAACGATCTATTAACCATTGTTCGCCGTGCTTACCGTAGCCGCTAACCTGAACGACAAAGCGATTAGCTTGAACGTCAATAGCCATTACCAAAAACAAACACCCGCTAGGTACTTGCTTTTCTGGTAAGTCTTCGGCACGGTCTTCAAACTCATCGGGCAATAATTGCGCTTTTTTATTTTGTAAAGTGTAAATTTCACCACGGTTAATATTGGCTGCGGTTTTTAATTGCGTTTCGTCGCCGTTTTCCTCGAAAGCTTTAAGGGCTTTAAGATAGTCTACGACCTGACTTGCCCAAGTTTGAAAAGCAGCCATAACACCACGGAACCAATAACTAGCCGTATCGCTATATAGCTCATCGCCCATAACCTCACCGTTTTGGTTTACCGTTTGCCCTTCGCACAACCACCGGCCGGATAAGTTCATTATTTTTTTGTCGCCGTGTTCGTGTTCGTGTTCACAGTGCGGGCATTGTAAAACCGCACTTTCGCCAGATTCTAAAAAGCTTTCAGACTCGACCCATTTCAATAAGGTAAAATCGGGTACGAAATATTCGCCGCAACTTAAGCAAGGTACGTACCATAACTTACGGTTACCTTGTCGGTATATGTCAGCAATGCCACCCACTGGCGGGCAATCATGCGCCGTTTTAGGCTTAAATTTTACGTCGGTGTTATCGCGGTTCGGGCTACTTTCGGCGACAGTCATACCGCGCGACATAAAAGTAACTGTTCTTTTTTTACCTAACTGGAATAAATCACCGTCTAACCTTTGATGCATTACCGGGTCGTCGTATTCAGTCATCAAAATAAAACGGTATTCTTTACCACGTAAGCCGCCGACCGTGGGCCACGCTAATTTAACACGGGTGCCATTACGATAACGCTTATAATAAACAACGTTGTCAGACTTAGACGCGCTTAAGTTCGCCCTTACTTCGGGGTTACCGTAATTTATTTTTTGCAAACGGTCCTTAGCCCAGTCATTCATAAACCCTTCGGTCGG